GACTTAAAAGGGAATACCCTTTTAGTACACTCTGATATGATCTTAGGACCAGAAGGATGGATCCACAAGCAAACGCCCAAAACAGACTCTAGCTATCGCCAGGTGGTATTGACTGACAAGGAAGTGTCTATTTTGGGGACCGGGAAGCCCAACGAATATATTGTCCCCATAAAGCCTTCCACCTTAGATGGCAATTTCAGGCGCTTATGTAACAAGGTAGGCATTGAAGGATTGATATTACATAACCTGAGATCTTATTTTGCTTCTATTGGCGTTGCTATTGGAATACCGGATATCTATTTGTCTCATATGGGAGGATGGCGCGAAAACTCTTCTGTCTTAAAGGAACATTACCAGAAAAAAATAGTGTCTATGGACAAAGCATACACACAAAAAATGAACGATTACTTTGAAGATTTCATGAAATAAATATGAAACAGATAATAAAAAAAGCCTTAACCAATACAGTTAAGGAAGTGCCGGCAGTGGGACTTGAACCGACTTACAAAATCCCGAAACCCCCATGTTTTTTATGTTTTAAGAATTATCATTTATCATTGGTGATAATTTTTACATCACTATTTATGCACCTTTTATGATTGCACACTACCCCAACATGATATGACTCATGAAACGGAGGACAAAAAATGAAAAGAAAAATACCAAAATCTCAAACTAGACTTTATAGAATCTTACAAGGTATGAAAAGAAGATGTTTTAATCCTAACGATCCTAATTATAAGAATTATGGAGGAAGAGGAATTACTATTTGTAAGTCTTGGGATAATAGTTTTGAAGCCTTTGAAAGATGGGCCTTATCACATGGATACGCTGACAATCTTACCATAGATAGAATTGACAATAACGGCAATTATAAACCCAAAAATTGTCGGTGGATAACACGTTCTGAAAACGCCAGTAAAAGGAAGGAAGATAATAAAAAGCCAAGAAAAAAAGCCCCAGAACTAATAGAAAAAACACCCGATCAAATCAAATTTGAAAAGCGTAGAGAAAAAATGTTTAGACGAATATACGGTGATGATTGGAAATACTATGCTGATATGTATAACGTGAATATTTCCAAAGCTGAGAAAAGCAGAATAAAAAGAAGGCATGATTTAGAAATGAGAAAGAAAGCATAAGAATAGCCCCTACCCATTTCTGAGTAGGGGTTGTTTTTAATATGTGGATGTGTACTTTCCGTCCTTGCCTTTGACAAGCTTTTTGGTTTCGCCCTTCTTATTCTTCCAGCCGCCATATGCTTTCCACAACTCTTGTGCTTCAGACTCGTTCTTAGCAGTCTTATTGATGTAAGCTAAAAGTTCCTTCTGATCTATGCCCTGATTGCCGTTTGAGTCAATTCCCTTATAGGTCTTAGCAAACTGCTCTACTGTCAATCCAGGGATAGTTTCCTGTGCAGTGTAGTAAGTATATGTTGGACCTGGCTTATCAAGTCCTAAGACTGGTAACTGCTGTGCTGCATCAATCTTCTCTTGTGCAGCCTCAGTATTTCCATCTTTAATGTCCTGTTGAATTACTTTGGCAGCGTTTGAGTTCACTGCAAGTCCAGCCTGATCTGAAGCACTCTTAGCAGTATAGTATTCTAGCATAGCTTGTTCGCCCTTTTTACCACCACCGGCGCTGTCATATGCTTCAATAGCAGCTTTGTAATTGCTTGACTTAGATACTTCCTTATCGAATTTATCTCGCTCAGTAATTGCTTTTGATGCACCATACATATTAGACAAGATTTCAGCCTTCTCTTTATCATCTGTACTCTTATAAATATCAGAATTAATAAAGCCTTCAGCAAGGGATCTGTTACGCTTACCCATATCCTCTTGATATGCAGATACCTCTTCGTTGTTTAATTTACGCTGTCCTATAGCTGTTGGCGCTACTGGCGGGAATACTCCCTTTTCTTCCGTAACATCAAACAATCTATTGATCTCATTGTCAATTTCATCTGAAGTATCTGTCGTGCCTTCTCCGGGATTTAAGAATCTATTAAACGCTGCTTCTGCTGTTGAGTTAGCGTACTTCATTTCATTTCCCCATGTGTCATACTTGGCTGGCAACTCTTTTGACAACTCAGGGATCTTAGCTTGCTGCTGATTTAAGAAGTTGTTAATAATGTTGGATTTGTCAGTAGTATTACGCTGTGTAGTGTCTACAGTCTTAGCGGCTGCATTTATGGTAGACGGAACAAACGAACCGCCAAAATCGTTAATTGCTATTTTGGCGATATTGCCCGCTATATCTGTTGCTCCACCATATCCACCACTAAACAATTCCTGAATATTCTGCATTGTGGACTGATCAAACCATGAATTTAAGCTGCCTTTAGCAATCTGTTTTCCTACACCTATAGCCTTGCCTATACTTGTATCATCATATCCGGCTGCTTCAAGTAGCATTGAATCGTATTCGTCAGCATTTTTTAATGCGTCAGCAACAATTACACCAGACATAATGCTTTGGAAAGCTGGCTGTGCCCAGTTTATTGTGTAGTACTTATCAGGACCATATTTTAGAGCGTATTCCCTAAATCCATGCTGTTGCTGGAAGGCTTTTTGATCCTTGTCCTCTGAATAAGCTCCGGTAAGAATACCAGCGTCATACAACTTCATACCCAAATATGCCGCTGCGGTGCCAGTAAGACCTTTAGCTAATTCCTCAATGCCCCTTGTTAACTGTTTAGGGTTGCTCTTTGTAGCGCCATTAAAGATATCATAAATACCCTTACTTCCTCTGATTGGGCTATAATCAACCATTCTGGCAGCAATATTCGCCGGTGCCTGAACAAATGAAATTAAAGCATCACCCAAAGGTTTTCCGATATATGGAATACTTCCAATACCTTTATTTTTTACGCCCTGTGTCATTTTAACGGCCCATGAATTGTCTTTATATGTAGCCTTCATAGCTTCTTCCCAAGCTATTTCCACGGCTTCATCCGGTATGTCATCAAGGTTTTTAATTCCCTGGGCTTTAATATAACTACTCAGGCGATCTACAAAGTTTGCTCTCACAAATGGAGCGTCGCCTAAATCAAGAAGTTTATAAGTGGTGTTCCTTATTGTTTCAAGGATTGACTGTACACCTTCCTTACCATACAGTTTTTTGTTTAAAGCCTGAATACCACCATCAATTTGGACATCTTTATTGAGGATCTTTGCAATCTTATTAAAAGCTTCTCCGGAATATTTGTCTATGAATCTTTCAGGCAACGTGCCCTTAAACATCTGCTTATTATCAAGCATACTGTTTTTTAATTCTGGAATTTCATACTTTCCAGGAGTTCCCTTTATCATCTGCTGGACTGCATCACTATTAAACTTTTCTGTAGCAAGTTTACGTGCTTCCTTGCCGCCACCAGTGAGTGATTGTGTAACTTTATAGTTAGGGTCAACCAAGTGAACTACGTTTTGTCCAACCGCTTCTAGCCTATCTGAAAACTTTCTCATATACCTTGTAGGCACGTTTGCGAATACGTTTCGGCTCATTGTTCCCAAGTTGAACAACATGGCAATTTTACGGCCTTCCAACATCTTTTCAAGCATGGTTGTAGGGTATTCTTTACCGATCCTATTTCCGATAGTATCAAAAGCATTTTTAATTGCATCTGTATCACCAGGCTCAATGCTATCAAACAGAGCTTTTTCACTATCAGTAAGATTAAAGTCTTTCCACTTGTCACCAAACTTCTTTTTGCCCGCCACATTTAAGCTGTCAATCTGCTTTTCAGCATAATTAAATGCAGTAAGCGGGTCGTTTTTCATCATGTTTATTGCAGCAGCCTGTGAGAATTGACCAGCTTTTGTAAGCTGTTCGCCCATTTCTCTGTATATCTGTGCTGCGGCTTCATGGTTTCCAGAAGCAGAATACTGTTTTGCTATTTGATGTCCCAAAGGCAAAGCTGCTGGATCGTGCTGTCTTAACATATCTCTAAATTCCACTTCGGGATTAGCACTCTCTTCAAAAATCTTATCAGCTTTAGCTTTAGTATCAGAGTTTCGGAGGACTTTATACATATCTGGGTTATCCTGGAAGTCGGCAAGCACTTCATCTGAAACGTCTTCCATTTTCATAGGCGTACCATCATTACGAATATGTCTTGACTGTCCACGCTCTTTCATTCCTTCAGGCGGAACAATTCCTTCTTCAGATATAGGCGGTTTAGATCCTGTCGGCGCGTTCTCTGGTGTATCTTCAATCTTCCATTCGCCCTTAACAGAATCCGGCTCCTGTGGCTTAGGATTGATGCCAATATCCTCTGCCATAACTTTGTTATTATTAATAGGAAGATTTTCTGCGTTGCCAGAAACATCACTAGCCTTAGTACCGTTCATGAGTTCTTCAAGCCTTCTCTGGCCTTCCTCAAACTCTTCCTGAGTGATAGCGTTAGGATCTCTCAAAGTGTCATAACCATAATCAGTTGTTGACTCATGACTCTTTGCAATAAGATCCTCAATCTCTTCAGGAGATTTACCCTCTGCCATATATACGGCCCTAAGTTCATCATCAAGCTGCTGCGGGGTCTTGGTTGTGCCAAGCCTGTTGTACATAGGCTGATTGATAAGTTCACCATAGGCCATATTATCAAACTGTTTCGCAATCTCAGGATCAATATTCTTCATGTTACGCCCAAAATTTTTACGGGCATTTCCAAGCTTCCTGGCTGCTGCTTCCAGTTCTTCATAAGTAGCATCTTTATTGAGCAAAAGGGTAGCATATTCTTCATAGGCAGCTTTCATGTTCTCATAGTTCTTAAGTGCCGCCTTGTTAGTAACACCTTCCATAATCCCGGACTTGTCGAGATCGTCAATAGGCTGTCCAATACGCTTTAAAGCATCATTAATAAGACTCTCTTTAAGTAGATCATCCTCGTTTATATCCTGGACAACATCATAAGGCTTTGTGTCACCCAAGATATCTGTTGCATAGTTCTCAATTTCTGGAATTTGCTTAGCTGCATTTGTCGGCTCCATACCGCCAAGAAGGGTTTTAAGCTCAGAATCATCAAGCTTAATGTCATCTGAGAACTCTGGTATCTGTTTAGAAATGTCCTGAATATTCTGTGCAGCCTGTTCAGACTGTCTTGTGACGTTCTTTACAAGATTATCCACATCTTCAAGCTGTGGAGTTGATACATTCTGATTTTTAAGCCATTTTGTAAGCGCCGGGATTTCTCCAATACCTCCAAAAACAGCATTGCCAATAGCGTTATTGCGCGCTTCTTTGCCAAGAATCTCGTTTATCTCATCATCAGACATACCGCGGGCTTTAAGCTCATTGTATCTAGGGAGGGTATCAAGGGCTACGTCCTGAAGGTTCTGGCCTACCTGATTACCCAAAACAGAAGCTACTTTGCCCGCAACTTTAGCTCCTTTTTCTGTTGCTCCAAGAGTGCTTGCAAGATTGCTTGCTCCGGCACCCAAAGCAGTACCTACTTTATCAAATAATGGATTTGTGAGGAAGTATAAAGCTGCCTGTGTAGTGAGTTTACCCGCGCCATATGCAAGCGAGTTCTCTTCTTCAGACTCCTTCTGCGAGTCTTTCATCCACTGTATATTATCCTCAACCTGTTCTCTCTTGGCGCCCCAGTAGTTGTTTACTTTCTCCAAGTTTGCGTGATCGTCATGGTGCCCTGTGAGATCATCAAGTGCTGTTGCTCCGACCTGTCCTAAAGTTTCTCCGGCGTCAACAATGCCGTTAGCGATAAGCTCAGAAGCCAGGAACGGAATCTTAGATACGCCCCATCCATAAGCCGCAAGTTTATCCTTGCTCTTCTTGGGATCAGTCTTGTTTACCTGGTATTCGTCAAAGTTCGCTATCTGCTCTTCAAGCGCCTTCTGCTCATCTGTAAGCTCCGGAAGGGTAGTATCAACGTATCTATCTGAGTTCAAAATCTGCTCTTCAAGAGCACGATTCTCCTGCTCTTCAATGGCCTTGGTATAATCCGACAAGGAATCAAGTTGTTTAATTCCGCCGCCAAGAAGTCCGTTATCCTGTGCTTTAAACGCTTCCAGGGCTTTTCTGTCAGCTTCAGCCTGTGCCTTCTGCTCTCTCTGAGGATCAGCAAGCATATTTTCAAGCTGCTGTTGTCTCTGGTAATCCTCTCTACGCTTCTTTCCAAGAGTAATATTTCTTCTATCCTGACGATATTTAAGGTTATCATCCCTTCTCTGTTCAGTAGCAAAATCTGACAAGGAAGGAATGTAGTTTTCTTCCTGAGTAGGCGCACTTATGGTCTTAACCGGGGCGGCCTGTGCGGGTTGCTGCTCTGCCCTCCATGCGTCAAAATCAGCCATAACATTGGCAAGGTCGTTTTGCTGTTTCTGCCACTCTCCAAAATCAGCCTGGATCCGTCCAAGATCCTGTTGTCTTAAATTAGCAAGGGCCTGTTGCACCTGTGCATTTGCCGCCGACTGTATCATCTGCTGTTTGAAAGATAACTGTTTCTGTTTAGCCATCTAAAAGCCTCCAAAATAAAAAGGGGTAGCGGTTAAACTACCCCTAATCATTGTTATCGAGCTGTTGCGCCAAGCTGTTTGAGGATATCAGCAAGTGTCTGAGAATCGCCGTAACCTCTGTCTACCATGTAATTCGCCACATCTGTTGCAGAATTTCCACCAGTAAGAAGCTGCTGCGCAAGCCACTTAGCATAGTCATTTCCACCGGCTGCGCTCTGTGCCTGTCTTGCATTTCCGGCTACATACTCATTTGTTGCCTGAGTAGGATCATATGTGTAACCCATCTGATTTGCCAAAGCTGTCTGAAGAGCATTCATGTATGAACCATCAATGTTCATTACGCTATTGACTGAGCTTGCTTCTGAGTTGGAAAGCGCGTTCTCTGCTTGCACTTCCATCTGCATCTTCTGAAGCTGAAGATTTGCCATAGCGGAATTGTAAGCCTCAATAGCTTTAGCCAGGTTGTCTCCGTATGTCATATCAAGATCAGCAATGTTCTTGTTAAGAGTCTCATTAATGCCTGTCCTAGACTTACCATACTGGTTTGCAAGGCTTGACATTGTACTCTCAGTAGCGCCGCCATTGTAACCCATAGCTGACAATCTCTGGTTGAGGTTCTTGTCAGTCATCATCTTGTTAATATAAGCCTCTCTGAGTGAGTTCTCGGCATCAGACTTAACATCACCCATTGACTCATCCCTTGCGGCATTCAGTCTGTCAACGGCGCTGTCATAATTACCCTTAAGATTTCCGGCAGCCGAATCAAAAGCACTTGCAATGCGCGCCATATTTCTGTCATAAGCCGCCTGTGCGCGTGCCCTCCGTTCTGCCGCCAGTGCTGACAGATAAGCGCTCATATCAAAAGCATTACTGCTCCCCGTACTCGTCCCAGTTGCCGCCTTGGGTCCGCTTCCTGATCCGCCCCCACTAGGGCTATATGTGCTTGGTGTGTGATTAGCACTGCTCTGTGAAGCCATCATATTCTCTGCCTGTTGCTGTCTCTGATAAGCTTCCCAGTCAAAAGTAGATTTCTTCTTACTTGTGCTGCCATCTGCTTGCATAAGATTTACATTAGGTACAGCCATATTTTTGTCCTCCTCATTTTTGTAGCTGTTTTAAGGTAAGCTCTCCACATATCCCATCACAGAATACTTTAACCTGGTATTCCTTAACGGCCTTTTCTGTTTTAGGTCCGTATATTCCGTCAATAGCGATATCGTAACCATTCTTCCTGAGTTCGAATTGCAACCACTTGACGGAATCCCCACGACTTCCAATCTTCATTAAGGTAGCTGTAAGTGTATAAGGGTTAACCTTGTCCGGATCATATCTGGCAAGGTTGTAATCCTCAATGATTTTGATAACACTATTTGAATAGCTGTGATTCATCTGCTCTGCCGTGGCGTATGATGGTGCAATCGCTCTGATACACGCCTTATAATCCGGGGCGTTTAAGGCTGATTTATACCTACTGGCAACGCAAAGCATATCGAAATAATCTTCTGTGGCATCTTCCAGACTGTCATATGCCCTGAAATCATCAGTCTCAACCTGATATTTGCCGTTCCTTACTTCTTTGGTCTTTGTGTTGTAGGATTTATCCTTCCATGCGGTACCAAAATGATACTTGGAAGATCCTACCTTTATACCAAACACGGCATTGGCATTTATCATCTTTGGACTGGTGCCGTAAGCAGACTCACAACAAGCCTGTGCTATACAAACAGAAGGATAGATTTTGTTTCCATGCTTCTCAGCTTGCCTTACTGCAATAGGGGCCATTGTTTCTATGAAAGCTTTTACCTGTGCTTGTGTAGCCATAATCTACCTCTTTAATTGTGAAAGTGTCTGCATTACCTTGTCATATCCGATCATTGACCCTATCCATATACAGAATGTCATTAGGATAATACAGATGATATTTACTGGGGTCCATGGAATACCCATTACAACATAGGCTGATACAGTACCGCACAAGCCAACCATTGCTGCGTCTATCAACGCTATGATGTTCGTTGAAAGGGACTTGTTTAGCTTCTTTAAAGCCTCTGTAAGCAGTGAAGATACCAATGATCCGATTGTGAACAAGAACAAGAATAATTCGATTGTCATGCGTCGTCCTCCTTCTTTTTATCTCTATTGTTTTCTATCCAGGCAGCCAAGAACAATTCTATTGCCCCTCCGCCAAGCCCATACTGAATAAGTGTGTCCGGAACCGAGCCTTTAATCCAAAAAGTAATAAACGACACAATTACAAAGGATACCCAATAAATGAATATTCCCATCACGATTACATCCATCTTCTTTTTCTTGGGCTTATCCTTTTCGTTTCTCTTTATCAACTTCTTCTGAAGCCTTTCAAGATCATCCATAAGTTATTCCTCTGAAACATGTTCATGGTGTAATCCGTCAATTCTCTTATGTGCTGATTTGGCGGACTGCTCAACTATGGTTACTCTGTCCTTAAGAGCTTCCATATCAGACTTAACGCTCTTAAGCTCTGATTTAAAGTCAGCTTTAATCTCTTTAAGGTCAGACTGTACCAACTCCATCTTGACAAGGACCTCTGAGATTTGCGCTCCATCATTCTTGGAGTCACCCTTTGCGTTACGCCAAAGCGCAGCCGCAGAAATCAAAAGCGCTAAAATTGACATTGCCTGTTCAAAAGTCGGCATAGGTTTCCTCCCAATGAAAAGGAACTATCACCGATTAAAGTAATAGCTCCTAAACGTAAAATTTTTCGTTCAATTTGTGTTCGTTTTGTTGTTCGTAAAATCTAATCTTTTGCGAACTAAAACACACGCGTGCGTTTATCGTGCGTTTTGTGTGTGATTACTTATTCGCAATATCTAATCTTTTGCGAACTAACTTAAACTCATTTTACTTAACCGCTATAAATAACGCCTAAGTAAAAATGAATTAAAGTTTTTTGGCTTAAAAAGTGTAATTCATTCGCAAATTAGCTCTCAGTCCAACCATAAACACCTGGCTCATAAACATTAGCGTCAATGTCTGATACCCAGTGCTTGTCATTATGTGATACCTTGTCACCCTTTGCGTAAGCATCATGCGCTCCTGCTGGCTGTTTCCACTCAGGCCATTCAATAGAAGGATCCGAGATAGATACCCACAAGGAAACGGCTGCGTCCGGTGTCCAATCTGCCTGTGAGGTGTGAGCCTGAATACATCTGTACAGTCCGTCCTTGTATGTTACCTTCTCCCCGGCGAAATACTCATAAGAATCACCGGACCACTCAGGGAACATATTTTCAATGGCACTGTCAAGCTTCTCCGATAACTGCTGCGTGCTTGCAATCGCTCTCTCATATGCTTCAGTAGGCATAGCGTACTCATCCCACTGGAAAAGTCCTTCTTCGACTTCCTTTACATTCTTGGTAACTACTGTCAAGTCACCCCTTGTAAAAACTTCAAGCGGCCTGTAATCTCCCTGACAACTCTGCCATGCGCTTGTCATATCTGCTCATCCTCCTTTTAAGATATTGAATATTAACATAAGGCGTGATCCTTTCGTGGAACACGTTATAAGAATCTGTTTGAGAAAACCATCCAAGATAAGATAACAACTGTTTGATACAGTAAATTGATGGCCTGTTTAGGGACATACGCCTTGCTTTCCTACAACCTTCTACGTTTGAGCTTGTGTTTATACACGTTCTTAATAGCAAGTTTTATATTCTCATCTGATATAAATTGTTCGTACAGATGATTGTAAGATTTCATATTCTTAACCTCTCGTCCATTTTCGACTTGCTACTCACAGACGCTTGCTACGAGTTAATTTTTACCAAGGGGTAAGGAATATAGAGGGCATTTAGTTTTCTTTCCAAGATTGGTTAAGATTAAGCGCCGCCCCATTATTCCAGTTCGAATTCGAAAGCGTGTTGTTCAAATTCAACGTAAACGTGCCGTAAGCCGAACTGTTGTTGCAGTTGCCACCTACATGCGTGCTGTCGTACTCTATCCCCCCTATATTTTATTTAGGGGAGAGTTCTCTCCCCTCTTTGCTTCGCAAATTCACCCTACTGTGCAAGTGGTTTTAAAGAAAGCGCGCACCCAAAGGTCCAGTCGGAACCAGACAACGCGCTGCCCAAATACAACGTGAACGCACCGCAAGCCGAACTGTTGTAGCAGCCGCCACCCACAAGCGCGTATTTAACACCGGTAGAACTCCAACAAGCATCTGAATAGTAGTTTCCATTTGACCCACCAAAAGTCGTTGCCAGTAACGCTCCCTTGCTGAGCGCACTGTGTTTCATGATGTAACTACCTGAAAGATTGGTTGCAATAGTCTTTCCGGAAGCAAGGTAGTTGCTCGGTGCACTGTCACTCTCAATATATCCGGCAGCGCTTGAACCATCTGCCGTACCATATGTGAGCTTGTACAGTAAGCTACCGCCGTTCAGTATGAGGCCCGCAAGCCTTCTCCAAGAATCAGCAAACCACTGTTCCATACCGAATACCTTAACAACTGAATTTGACTGTTTACCATAGAACATACCCTTGGTATTGCCCTGTCCAGTCTGCATCAGATTGCTTGCAGAAGATCCTCCTGTGTAGTTACCATAGCCAATTACATCTGAGTTGGTTGACTTGATAACAAGCACCATCAGAAGGTTAATGAGTACTCTGTCGGCGTACACATCAATGTACCATGCGTATGTCTCGCCGTTCTTATTGTTGGCTTTTGCTCTGGTAATCTGCGTAGCTCCGGCCTCTGTGTTATTAGGGGTCTTACCACTCAGTGACCTAAGAGCACTACCAACAGTAGAGCCTCTATAGATTGCTGTATAGAAATGATCTCCAAGAACGTTGTTAGCATCATAGAAGCTCCAAGCATGAAAATCATTATCAAGTTGCTTATCTGCTATGTAGCAAGTATATGTGGCATCATCTGACTCTGGCACAAGCTTGTACCATATCTTCTTGCCGTTTCTGCCCCATTCCATCATTGCATTGTAGCCATCTGTGGCGCCGGTAAGCATTGATGAAACGTCATTGCCATCCTCATCAAGAGCTAGGTTATCAGGATTAAGATAGATCTTCTCTGAGTAGTCCTGTTTGATAAGTACGGGCCTTGGCATAAAGAACTCTTCACCTGTCCATGATCCCCATATCCATGCATCGGTTGAGAAATTCATGTAACCGGGTTCAAAATCGTAGTTTTCTACGTTGGTTCCGCCATACTTAACGTGATAGTCCACGTTTCCGGTTGCCTTGGTAGAATCAACCTTAAAGCCGTAAACAGTGTAGAAGTTAAGCTTTACATCATACCTGGAATAATTCTTTACAGTGTAGAGTGTTTCTGCTGTGTCCACTCCATCAGTGGCAATGATCTGAAGCTGTCCTATGGAAGTTACCCCAACAACCTCTGCAACACCACTGGCAAATGTGCCTTGCCATACAAGAACACCATCTGTGATTGATACAGTCTTTCCATCAAGCGCGGCTTCGTCTGTATGAATCACGAACAATGAACCGGCACCCGCGCCGCCCTGTGATCTAATCTCTGAAACGGGGATATGCTTTCTGACATTGTTTGCCACATCATAGAACGGGATAAGGTCGCTATCATCAATTGACTGTGCTGTGGGTGAATCAGTCTTGTATGCCTTGCCGTCTAGTATGGTAAGTGCTGTTGAATCTGCTTTGTTTGCAACAGTATTTGCAACATCAATTATCTGCTCTGAGATAGTCTTTGTTGCCAAGTCTGCGTTGGTACCAATAGTGATCGTACCGCCCTGAAGGATTGCGGCAGTAGCACTATAAAGCTTGTTGCCATAAATAAAGCAATCGCCCTGTGCATATGCCCTGGAAGCGTTTGTAAGATCTGCTTCATAAGGAGCGATATTACTTACAATGTCCTTGTCTGCGTTAAATACTCCGCCAGACTGAACAGGGTTAACGCTTCCCTCTGTGGGTACCGCGTCAGTGGTTGTTGAAAGGTTAGCAAGCTGTTTTACAATCTCATCTGAAGCGATAAGATTTGTTCCAACAACAAGTGCATCACCAACAGTGATTACAGTAGTTGCGGTATAAAGCACTCCGCCGACAATGAGCTGTTCGCCAATTGCATAAGCGTGTGCGCTTGATGCGGCGTCTGCCTCAACGGGCGCAATCATGCCCTGTGTAGCACCGATAGCGGGCGCAAGGGGTGTTACGTCTGAAACGTCAGGGGCAATTGTCCAATCGCTCCAAGTGGTGCCATCAAAAGCCTGTGTCCATACTTCCCCGTCCAGTGTCCTAAGAGTAAGCAGCTTTGAGTTGTCGTTCTCATCAAGGCCGCTTTCCACTGACAGTCTGAATTTAGCAGCGGGTACACTTGCTATTCCAGTAGGAGCATTGGTTACATAGAAGTTCGTAGCCTTTTTGTAATACTCGCCAAGGGCAAGTACATGAAGGTCGGTCTGAATCGTGAGGACATTCACGCCAACAAGCTTTCTGTTTCTCTGATCCAGTGCATCAACATAATTAGTGAGGCTTTCAAGAAGCTCTGCAACAGTTGTATTGTCACAGTTTGTGCCGCTTACAATCTGATCTCCGATATTGATAGTAGCAGTTGCCTTTACAAGCTGACTGTCCTTATCAACAAAGATCTCGCCAACAGAATATGCTCTTGACGCATACTCAGTTGTTTCAAGTGGCGCGAAATTACCCGCCATATTAGCGGCTGACCCGCCATAAGCTGATAACTGCCAATAGGTTGTGTTTGTAGGCAAATTGCCTGTTGTGGTGCCTTTTGCGATATATGAGCTTCCGTTATATGAAACGATATCAAGCATTTCATATGTGGCGGTATTGTCATAATCGCCTCTAGGCATAAGTAGTACTCTTCCGGCACTAATCATGTTATGCTACCTCCCATTCTAAGTTACCTGTGTTTGTGTTTATCTGGAAATTGAACAAGTTGGAATCATACATCAATTCCCCTGTTGTATAGTCCACTGTGAAGTGAGGATCATGTAAAAGACTGACAATAGAGTTATAAGCGTTCTGTGCCTGTGTTGCCGCGTTTTCTGCATCAGTCTTGGCGTTTTCTGCCAGATCCTTGGCGTTCTGTGCTGCTGCCCTGGAATTATTAGCGGTGTTTGCATACCCGGCGGCGTTCTGTTCACTGATTGCTGCTGCGTCCTTAGAATCCTTGGCGTCCAGTGCTGAGTTGTTGGCCTGTGACATATAATCCATAGCGTTGTCTGCATGGGTCTTGGCGTCATTCTCAGACTGAGCGGCGTTTGTTTCACTTGCAGAAGCATTGATCTCGGAATCCCTAGCTGCATTTTTATAATACATGGCATTGTCTGTATCTTCGCCCTGTCGTGTTCCGGTACCACCAACAGCGTATGACTTTGACAAATTGGAATATCCGGAAACATTCTGCGCATAACTTTTAGCAAGTTCCGCCTGATTAGTCGCTACATTCGCCTGATTGGTTGCAAGAGAAGCAGAATTATTAGCTCTCGCTGCGCTTGCGCTTGCGGCGTCAGCAAAAGACTGGGCACTGGCAACAAGAGTCTGAGCACTTGTTATCGCCATATCTACATCATTCTTGGCGTTAAGTGCTGCCGTTGCACTATCGTCAGCGTCAGAAGCAGACTGGGCCGCCGCCTCTGCATACTGTTTTGCACTGGCAGCAGCGCTTGCATTGAAATTTTCAACTGTTATCTTCTTAGTGTTACTCCCATCATCAACGGCTAAATAGTCGGAATCCTGAACCTCTAATACTTCATCAAGTTGACTTATAGGAATATTAGCCATAATCCCTCCTTATCCGACACGCTCATAACGTTTTACGCCGGCTGCGTCTGTATCTAACAAATTCCATGTACCACCGAACAGAGTTGTGGGCGAACTTCCTTTTGTGCAATAAACCGCTCCGATTGGATAAGCTATGTTCAGTACCTTGCTCCTGTAATCATAGTCATCAACAAACGCTTTTACTGCTGCTGAACTGGGAACGGCAGCGGGGTTATTTGAAAGAAGCTGCTCAACCAGTACAATACCCGTGAAGACCGATACCAAAGAGTCATAGTGCTGTAATGCCTCTGCGGTAATAGTTTCAAGAGTTTCAAGATTATTGTGTGAATGCCTTGCATTGGTATTAAGTACCAGATTGGTACCCATACTATTTATGATCGACTGAACATTCGGAAGTGCTGTAAGTCCTTCCGGCACTTCTGCGCCCATGTTGGTCGCCGCTGTAAGAGCATTCAAAGCATCAACAAGCTCATTAAACTTATCAATGGCAAGATTGGCTAGTGAGTCCATCTGCTCTTGCATCTCAGTCACGCCCTTGTTGGGAGTGTCCGGCTGTCCTACATTGCCCTTTCCCGCTCTGTCTGATTCGGTTATCTTCTGAAAAGCCATTTATTAGCCTCCTTACTTGACGTTACCCGCCTGTGTGTATTCAACAGCAAAATCATTTATTCCAAGAGGTTCATTTGCTAGATCATTAATGAAACGGAACCTTGCATGATCCAGTTTCTTAAGCCTTATCTTCTGGGCTGTGACCTTCTGCGTTTTGTTGCATGAGTACGTCAGTTTTGAATACTGTAAGTTCTCATATGAGAAATACTTAAGGGTTGATTTATCATCCTTAAGCTCTACCCACTGGCCTTCCTTCTGCGCCCATATCTGAACAGAAGATGAGATCTCAGGCATACATCTGAGCGCGCAGTATCTATAAGTTTTCCTCTTGTAGAAGAGTTTTTCTGAGATATCCGCGGTTTCCCATATTGCCGTGATGGGTTCTCCGTTGTCATTGTATGATTCAAGAGCTTTATCGTCTGTGTACCACTTGTAGACTTTTCCATCAGTAGCACCAAAGTAAAGCTCACCATTGATCTCAAAGAAGCATGACGCGGGAACATTGGTAAAATAAAACCCTACGTACTGCCTAGTAGCATAGGGTCTTGATCTGTCTGTATGAATCGGCTGTAATCCATCAAGGATATATAGATGGTTATTAACTGCCAATATGTAATAATCCTTCCAGGAATAGGCTATTGCATTTTCCAGTCCTTCTTCCTTCAAGAGCTTTCCTTCAAGGTAATAGCTTCTGTCCTGGGCGTATTTCTCACCGGTTATGTCCTGTGCTGTAACCGCGAATATACCAAGCCTTGTGAGGAATACCGGCTCAGTAGCAAGGTATGAAAAACAATACTTTGATATAGCCCCGGCTCCCTGAAGAGTATTTATCAATTTGAATACCGGCTCATCATCCACTAAATCACCCTCACGAATAAGGATTGATTGTGTAAGCTCGTTGTAGTCCTTATGTGCTGCAAGGTAGTTATTGATGATTGAATATCCCATTATTGCGGAAGTATCACTTCCAAGTTTGGAATACCAAGTGTCAGCAAAGTATGTAGGGTCGTACTGCTGACTCCACCAGTCACAATTGATAAATGTATATAAATCACCATCACCATTTACACCCTGGTCCGGATTACCTGAAACAAACAATCTATCGCCGGCACCATTTACACCGAACATGGCGCCAATCGTACAGTGATTGATCCTGTCGGCGTAACCTTCGACTGTCCTATAAGCCTGTATCTTTACGTTATCTTCACCGGTTATAGGGCTGCTTCCGGGAGCGGTTGTGAATGTTACAACTCCCGTATCTCTGTTAACGGAAAAGTCTGTTCCTTCTTCCTTCTCTATCCAATCGCCGTTGCCATCAAGCACCCATGCCAGACAAGGCGTATCATCAAGATCACCAAAAGTAAGCTGAAAATTCTTGACGGTTGACTGGTCCTGTTTGACATAAAACTGCTCAATGAATGCGGGCTGTAAGAGGTTTAAAGGCTCATAGTCCTCGCCGCCTCCGGTGTAATCCTTAGAGATTGTCAACGTTGGGATATATGCCACATCTTCTATAAGCTCCACTGTGGTTCCGTCAAAAATCCTTATCTTGGTGCCATCAAGGATTACAAGCTTTTGGTTAAGCTGAAAACTTACGGATCTATGTTTTGCCATCCCGGAATAAACCAGGGTGATAGAAACATCACCAGTCTGCAAGAGGATATTGTTTTCATCCACAGAGTTGTCCACAATAAAATTGTCTATGTGGTCTATCCACTGAGATCCTTTTGGGGCCGTTAAGTTATAAAGCTTATCTCCGGCATGAATAAGCCATATATCCGTTGTTGATAAATGGTGTACACCATAAATGCACTCGCCATAATCAGCAAACATCTTATAGCCCATTCTCTTTCGAATCTTTCCCGGAACACTTCTAATCATGTTCTCAACATTAGGCGACTTTGTATCATCTACTGTTGAAGCCTCAGAAGTAAAATCTGCTCCAAGGAAATTCTCACAGACATAAACCTGTTTAGTTGGACTTTTTGGAATATTGAATTGAACAGCCATTTACGCCCACCCGCTTGAAGTAACAAATTTTTCTTTCTTAGGAATCTGAGGCCCCTGTGAAAGTGCATCACGGCCTACCTCAAACTCATTTCTGTAAACAGTGGCAATAGCGTTATCATCATCCTTGTATAGCTGTGAAGCCATATACAGAGGGAGAAGTGCCGCAACTTCCGGGTCAAGTACAAGCTCGTAATCATCCGAGGTATCAAGGGTAAGGGCCTGTGGATATGCCCTATAATGTATCAGATAGATACCCGGCCTATCTCTTTCAATAACAAGGGTCTTGTACGCTTCCTGGTAGTATTTGTCTGCCACAATGTAATCATTTCCGCTCTCACCAAGGGAATAAAGCTCTGCCGGTGCTAACTGGTAGAAATCATCCAAGATCTCATCCAGTTTAAGGCGGATATATTTTTCATACTGTGGTACGTCCTCATCTGCCTCAAACGTGCAATCATAGAAGCAAGCATTTGTGACATAGACGGGGGATTTTGCTTCGACATAAAGACTTACAATGGCACCCTCTTCCACGTTCTCAGGGTAAGGAACATTGCCTTTAAACACTGTGAAGTCCTTATAATTGATCTCGTTATCCTCCGGGTAAAAGTCCAAAAGCTCAATGTTCCCCAGGAATAACTTACACATGGTAGGCTTGCCCTGGATCTTGAAATAGAATGAACCGGGTCTTACAGCCTCAAAACTTATATGATCGTTCACGACAGAGTATGTCTTAAACGTATCTTTTCCAAGCATATTCTCAAAAGGATAGTTAGTATATACAAAATCCTTTATGATAAACTTTCCGGCAGTAGAAAGAAGCTCTAAAGCTTCGTTACAAGCTGCGGGCATAGCATTGATGTATTCCATTGTGCTTGAATCGTTGGGGATCTCCCGCTGACTTCCAGACACGGAAAACATCTTTTGTAGAGTTGTATATTTAATATCCTTCCAGAGTGCCATTTATTTTCTCCTAGCCTTCTTTTTAGGCGCTTCTTTAACTTCCTTGACTTCTTCTTTGACTACTTCTTTTTCTTCCGTTTTAGGGGCTTCTGCGTCCTTTTTAGGGGTAGTCTCAGTTACTTCATGAAAAGCATAATTGCCGTTTCCAAGAACAGTGTCAACCATGACTTTTTTTCCGTTTACTTCTAAGATATCTCCACGCTTCATATTTTCTCCTTTGAAAAAAGAGCCAGGGTTATTAGCCCTGGCCCTCTATACTCCCTATCAGAGAGTTGTTCCTGAATTGGAATCACCAATCAGCATTGCATGACGCCAGTTAGGGAATGTCACAGACATTCTAGCGAAACCATTGTATGTAAGGTTTCTGCTGTGAACATCCTCATCAGCAGCAACATCAAGGTCTGTTCTGTCATAGAACTTAGTACCCTGAAGGGCCTTCATAGCCTCACTGGACATGATGATGATAGGGTGATATGTAGCAGAAATGTTTGCAGGTGTCCAAAGAGGATCAACCACGATTTTCCACTTACCCCTCTGAGTATTGATGTCGTTGTTGTTTGATCCAACTTCGCCATCAGATCCGATAACTCTCTTAACGAAATCCTCGTACTCAGGATCGTTACCAGGAACAACGATTGTGTCAGCGGTGAAGCCAAGAACTTCGCCTCTGTCGTCCTTGAAGTTTCTCATCTTGTTTGCAGCCTTGTTCAGAACGTCTGTTGTGTTACCAAGAACGTCTGAGAAATAGTTGCACTGAGTTGCACCGGAAACATTCTTAAGAGTGTGCTGCTCATTGAACAGTGCCAGTCCGTCACCAGTTGTGATATCAATGGTTGCACCATTGAAGCTGATAGATGTAGCGGCACCAACAGCACCAGTAAGTGCCTCGGTGATGAGCTTTGCTCTTGTTCTCTTGTAAGCCTGGACAAGATTGATAACCTTCTGCTTTGCATCATCAATCATATTATCGTCCTTCAGCTCCTTAGAGATCTCAACTTCAAGAGCGAAAGTGATGTGCTGAACGAACTTCTCGTAGCCCTCAGAGAAAGCGTCCTGAGTTGCAACAGCACCCTCAGTCTTAGCCTGGAAGTCTCCAAGACCTCCCATAACGATTGACTTCTCACCCCATCTCTTAGACTTCTTCTCGATTGAAAGTGCCTTTACGATCTTGTCGTAATCGTTCTGCTGTGCGTCAGCATCAAAGATTACGGAATCGAACAGTGTAGCCCACTCATCCCAAAATGAGTTGTTCACTAAGTTAGTTCTTACCTGAACTGCCATAATTATTTCCTCCTGGTATTTAACGCCTTGTTATAGAGTGCTCTTCGCTCCTGTGGCGTCTTATCAGGGAATGCATCTTTATACATCTCCTGAAGCTCGGTGGGGATATCCTCGCCCTCTTCGTTGACGTTAAGGCTTGTTCCAGTGGCAAGATGGCTCTTGCCCTTTACCTGATTGATTGTGGCCTGTTTAGCCGCCGCCTCACGGGAGCTTGAAAGCTTCTCAAAGTTTACAATTTTGTAGGCGTCCACCAAGCTCATACCAGACTGTACCTTCTGCACAATCAGCGGCATTACGGGATCATTCAAGATATCATCCTTACTCCCCAAGGTAGGGTCCAAGGCAAGTATCTGGTTGAAGTCTGCGTCAAGCTGTTGCTGTGCTCTGATATTGTTAAGCTCGGCTACTGCCTGTCTGGACTCGCGTACAAGTGGTGAGTTTGCAATCATGTTGTCAATCAACTGTGGATCAACGCCCTTCTCTTGCATCTCGTTTCGTACCTTCATACGCTCCTGAGCTGCCACGGCTTCGTAGTAATCCCTGGCTCCCTTTATGGGTTGTCCAGTCTCAGGATTGGTGAAACCACCATACTGTTGTGCGAAAATGGCATCAATTTCGGCATTCTTCCGCTCTGCGGCCTCTGCCCTTCTGCGCATTTCCGCGAACGCCGCATTGGCCTCCGGTGACTGTCCTTTTGGTTGGGGGTCGGCGGGTTCCTCTGTTACGCCTTCGGTACCATCAGGTTCACCTGTGCTTACGGGTTCTGTTTGAGGTTCAGCGGCTCCCTCAGTGTTTGCGCTATCGCCCTCTCCCTCGCCTTCTGCAAAAAACTGAAGATTCATGGGTATAAGGTCCATTTCTTTTCTCATGTTCAATTCCTTTCTTCTTGGATTTTTGCCCTATTCCATGGGAATTTAGGTATTAAAAAAGCACCTTTACTCGGTGCTATCACCTACTTCAGTAGGGGCCTCGCTGTCCTCGACAACAGACAAGGCATTGTATAAAGACTTGACGTTTAAGCCGTGGTTTATACAGTCCTTTTTCCGACAAGTCATTATCTGCTTGGAATACAGCTTGCCGCCATTGGTGACATAGCCAGTACTCTTTATTCTCATTTCAGTGTTACATTTGGGGCAACGCATTTGGCATACCTCCCTGTTGCGGCATCTGCTGTGCCATCATCTGTGCCTGTTGCTGTTCCTGGGCAATTCTCTCTTCAATCTGATCCAGTACTGTTGAAGCGTTCGGATATCCGTTTGCTTTCATAATCATCCAGTATGCCCTTGCAGTTTCAAGGTTTCCGACAGGACCAAAAGCACCGGACTGTAATTTCATATCCGTTTGGTTCCACATCATTTCCCTGTTCTGCATGAGTGTGCTTGTAGGGTCAGTCTCAAAGATAAACTCATCATTCCAGTAAAATTCGCCGTTAGAGTCTATTCTTAAAAACTCTTTGCGTTCTAACTGGTCGTGAGCTGCGGTTCCGTCAATGTTGGTTGATGTGATCTCGCTTGGGCTGTCAGAGAATGCCAACCAAAACTTAAACATGATCTCATACAGCCTTGCGTATGCCTCATTCTTAAGTGTTCTCTTTGAATCAAGTCGGCCCGCTGCCTGGTTGATTGAGTACTGCTTCGCGGTACCGGAAGTAGCGGAAGCGTCATATTTGCCCTGGTAAGCATCAGTAATACCAAGTGAAGATTTCGCCCACGCATAGTTGATTTCAAGATATGCCTGGTCGTTCTGCACATTGGGCTGAAGTGTGATCGTGTCAATCATTGACTTATCAGCGGCATTTCTGAGGCGGATAACATTAAACTCTTCTCCGTCCTTCTCGATTTCCAGTCCTTCAGGAAGAGTTACTGCACTGCCACCCTTAAGAAGCTTCTCGTTGATCTTGGTACCAAGCTTCTTGATCGTGTCCTGTTGGTCGATTACCACATCAACATCACTGCCACCAAGGAGTCTATTCTGTGCCGTAATATTCTTACGGAGGATAATGGGATAGACATTAGGACGGTAGTAAGGAATCTTCTTATTTGTCCTCTTGATAGTTACCTTGGGCTTTCCCGTCTCATCAAGAACAGGCTTTCCAAGCTCATCTACCATTGGTACCTCTTCGGTATTAGAGATAGTTTTCATTCTGTCGGTACCGGCAATCTTCACTTCGATTGCCTTTACAATCTCTTCGTACTCGTCTTTTCTCTTCTCAGCCTTCTTGCTGCCACATTCAGGACATACACCATTAACCATTGTGGCACCGCACTTAGCGCATTTATCAAGGTACCTTGCTTCGTACTCGTCAAGGTCAAGAAGCTTTACATAATCACACCATACAAAAATACCTACTCCACCATCATCATTGCGGTAGAATGCGGTATTTACTGTCACAAGATCCTCATTTACTGAAGCTCCCTTTATCTCATCTGTCATTTCCGGTGCATCATTAGAACACTCGGAAACATCAACGCCGTACACTCTCTTAACAGTGTTCTTTGTCATTAGTTCTTGGATAAAGAAATAATCCATTTCGTCAAAGTCAATGACACCCACCTGGGGAATTACCTTCTTAGGATGAAGCTCTGAAATCTTAAGATCCCCAATCTCGGAATGAAGGCCCCTTGTCTGATCCCATTCAACTCTCATGAAATCACCACCGACAACGGGTACCGTACGCTCTTCTGCGTCATTCATCAACACAAGACCGCAAGTCTTAACCTTGTTTTCCAAGAATTTTTCCATTTTCTTAGCCAGTTCATCGTCTTCCGGGTGAATGGCACGAATTTTAGGCATAGGAATTGAGGAATCCACCTGAGACTCTATAAGTTCATAGACAATATTACGTACGTTTGTGGCTACTTTTGTCGGCTCTGTGCCTCTGTTGGCGTCTGGCTGCACCTTCCTTGTACCCTCGTAATATTCCTGGTACTTTTTCATATCGGCAAGCTCAGACTGGTACTGATTTTTCGCAAATTCAAGCCTTTTCTGCCACTTTGATACGTCTTTTGGCGTTTCTATGCTCTTTTTAACCATCCTTTTCAACCTCTTGAACATTAGTATGGTTCTCCCCAAATGCTGATAAGGTACTTTTTATCCTCGGCATTCGCATTTCTGTAATCTTCCCATTGGTCTTTACGCCATTTTTTGCGGTTATTGCTCTTTGGCACCTTCCCGCCGTGGGTCCAGTAGATACAATAATATCTAAGTCCATCCACTGAATGCGTTAAATCGTGCGGGTCTTTGGCGTAAATGTCCGGTTTCTTCTCATCATGTTGGATTTTTTTAAGACTATTCAACAAATTAGGCGCACAATTACGATAAATCGTAAGTTTGCTCTTCTGCCCCTCTCCATGAACAGTGTTTTCCTTGATGGCAAGGCAACCGGCCTTCATATCATTGTTGACCTTAGTCAAATAAAGCCCACATTCACTGAACAAGATAGCTCTTGATTTACCAGTTTCCTGTGAGCGGTTCCAGAGATCCGGGGGTGCAAGGTATTGCTCCACCCTTGTTATCTCTTCTCTATCAATTAAATCCTGTGTTACTCTCATTATCCTGTCGGCAGCAGCACTTATTATGAGATTAGACTCATATTCCTCATGGATTATCTGAGAATTACCAAAAACATCTCTTAAAATCCAATATGCCGCCAACATATCAAGTCCGTAGTCCAAGGCTACATAACAAACAACGTTCTGCTTAAGCTTCTCATCTGACAAGATGGAGCTTTCTGATACTTCTTCAAAGAATCTACCTCCCGGCACATCAAGTGCCTGTTCAACTGTTTCAGGGTACTCAGCCCACATAGCGGCTTTTCCACTGAGTTTAAGTGTATTATCGTACCATTCCTTAGTTCGCTTCGGATCAGCGTACCAGGGAATGAATATCTTATAAAATCCGTTGTCCGGTGTTGTATAAAGCTCTTCGAACAAGGAACCTCTCTGGATTGTTGATACTCCAATTACCTGTCCTGACAAGGGCCTGTTTACAACTGGCAAGGCAGCAGTCCATATTTTTCTGTCGAACTGCTGAAACGCCCACTCATCAAAAATAATGAGGTCTGCCGTAAAGGATCTCGCGGCATTCTCACCACTGGCAAAGCACTGAAATGTACTATCGCTCTTTCCGGGGAAATGAATAGTAACACTCATAGCATTGGAATCCCACCATATACCATCCCAACCACGCTTTTTTACTTCACTTCTGGGACATACAAGGGCGGGCATATTTTCAAGAATAAGACTCATCCTACGGACAAGCTCTTGTGCTTCTTTTTCTGACTTGGAAAGACCAATTACGGATCTTCCAGTGTGACACAGCATAAGCCATACAGCGTAGTGCAAGACAAGCCAAGAGATGCCAAGCTGACGGGCTTTAAGTATGATTGTCCATTTATGACTCATCATATCGTTTAGCGCCTGTCTCTGTTCATCCCACAAGGTGAATGGTACAATTACTTCTGCGGAATCCCTATCTTCTATATGACCCCATTTCTCAACAAAATAGACCAGATTTTTCGAACAATAGTTAGTCAGATATAAAAATGTACTTTCCGCTATCTTACTCATCTAATTGCTCCACAACTGCATCTATTAGTCTCTGAAGTGAGACTTTTTTCTTATCTGCTATCCGTTTTAGGCCGGACAAGTCCACGTTATCGACATACAGTGTGGTTGTTAACTGTATCTTGCCTTCAACGAGTTTATCAATCAAAATACGGGCTATATCTGCCTCGATTAGCCCGTTATCACTTGCGATTTTCTTCAGTTTGTCTCTGTGATAGTCATTTAATCTGACTCCAAGGACTGTTGTTTTCATCTTAAGCCGTTCTCCATAGCGTACCTATACAGCCATATAAGACCTCTTAAGCTTTCGTTGGCGTCGTCGTCCAAATCAGTGTACGGAAGGCCAAGCTCTTCGTACTGATCCCTTGTCGGTCTATTAACACCCATCTTTGCAAGCTGCTCCATAGTAGTGGGTGACATAGCATTATAATTGACTACTTCCGACAGATAAGGATCATACTCGGCGTCTCTCCGGGAGGACATATCCTGGAATGGTCTATCGCTTCCAGTATTCAGCGCCCGCATATCCTCTTTCAAGGCAGCAGTTGAAAGGTCATTTACCTTGTTCCTGTTCCCGGATTCTTAATTGCAAACATATCATCTGACAAAGTATTGCCATACCTACGCTTATCAAGGTCATAGCGCGGCCTATTGGACAACTCATTTATGATATTCTGCTGCGTCTCGTCCATGTACGGCATTACTTTGCTCCTGTGGCATCAATGGCCTTAAGTACCAATACCATCAAATCTTTAATCGAATGAGAGCACAGATAAGAAATCAATTCCCCAGTAAGGAAATACTCATCAATATGCTCATTTAAATTCTTATCTACTTCTACATTCTTGCTCATACTTAATAAAAAATTAGCGAATAAGCTGTGAGACTTATCCGCCATACTCTTATCCATGGAGGTGGAAAGAGGGGAAAACTTGTTCATAATGGTGTTTAAAGTGTTAACAGTTTTGATTTTGGGAAGCATAATTTTTGGGGCATTGGGAGTCCCCGCGCGGAGTCGGCGCGTCCCCGGTGTGGGGGTGGGTATGCCCTCCGGGGGTCCAGGGCGGAAGATCCGGCGCCTCTGGTATGCTCTATAAAAAATTCCCTTATAAAATCCGGGGAGATCTTCAAGCCTCCGGGAGTTAACCGGGTTTTGATTACTGCATTAAACTACTCTTTAATGCAACAACTATTCGCAAAACATCTGTTTAGCGACTAGTTAATTAACTAGTTCTAACAAGACAAATCCGCTTGTTTACTAGCTTGTAGCTGATTTATTGTTTATAATCAACTTTGTGTTTCCTCCGGATCAATACTAAAATACTATATCTTGTATCTTGTCCTATTCTGTTATTATCCTGTTAAACTCTTCCAGAAGTTTTTCCTGGTCTGGGATCATCTGAACAGAAGCACTAATATTTTCTGTTGGCTTTTCTCCGGCTGTATCTCTAATAAATGCCCCGGCTGCTACATCTCCCTTTTCGATTGCCTTCTGCATCATAGCTGCAATTATTGCGTCCTGTTTTGTTGCTCCCTCTGGCAGCTGATACTCTTCTATCTCTTCCGGCGTTGCCTTTTTTCTCAGTAATATATCTATTGTTTCTGAAAATTTACGTCTCTGCGCTCTCTCTGCATTTAGAGCTTCAGCGCCTTTTCTTCTTATATCGTCATTAAGTGTTTGCAGTAGTCCTTTATTCCATGCCTGAAATGTTCCGGACTGGTTTATAGTTCCGTTAGGCAATTCTTTGTAATATGCTTTTAGTATTTCATCAGGTACAATGTAATTGCCTTTTTCATTTTTTCCGGTGCTGACTGCCTCAAGATCAATAGAACCATCTTCAAGGCGTGGTACCTCTGGAAGATCCTTCTTAACTTCCAATGATTTATTTAATTTATCATTATTAAGTTTGATATTATCTCCCATGGCTACACCTTTAAGAGATTTATATATACATACTTACTCAAATATATATATTTTTCTCTTTTGCTTCTTTTCTCTTTTGGTTTTTGGTTACTGATTTTGCCTGGATCAATTCCAGGAACGAAAAAACCACCACTGAATATAATTCAATGATGGCTTTATCTCTGATTTTCACATGACTAATGAGGTTTTGTTTTACTTTCGATTCTTCACAATATTATTAAATCATAATTATTGTGCTCTGAGGTACTTATTTTAGATATTTATTTTGCTTGTTGGCCCCTGGTTTTGAGTTTTTGGGGCTTGTAGTTCCGGATCTTCTACCGCTATTTGTTTTCCAAAGCCAAATTTATATAATCGCTCTTCTATTGATCTTCTAATAAATTCACTTGCGGTTGTGCCTTCCTTGGCTGCTGCTAGGTATATTCTATCTTTTGTGCCTTTATCCATAAGAAAATTTATGCGGTCTTTATGGGTTTTTATATACTGGTTGTCATAATCTTGCTTATTAAATTTCTTTTTTTCTTCCATTCCTGAAAATCTCCTTTTTCTTAGTATTTATCTATATTTTACCTTATTTTAGTATCTATGCACATAGTCATATTGCACAATAATTTGCTTTTAACTTTGTGCATAGTTGATATTTACAACTCTATGCGCATTGTGTATTCTAAGTTCAACAACAAACAAAACAACCGCTTCACAACTACACCGCCGCAACAGTTAAAGCCCGTTGGACGATGGATAGAAGCAAAACCAATAAAAAGAATGGAGGACAAACACATGACAAAGTATTTTACAAACTGCGGAACACTTGAAGAGGTAAAAGCAACATTTCACAAATTAGCAAAAGAGCTTCACCCAGACAACGCCGCAACCGGTGACGCCGCAAAATTCCGCGAGATGTACAAAGAATACCAGGAAGCATTTAACACCTACAAGAACATTCACAAGAATGCAGAAGGCAAGACCTACACCAAGGAAACAAACGAAACCCCGGAACAGTTCGCGGATCTCATTAGAACACTTACAAAGTTTAACGGCTGCATAGTTGAGTTAATCGGCTCCTGGATTTGGGTAAGTGGTAACACAAAAGATTATAAGGATCAGTTAAAAGAACTCAACTTTAAGTTTTCCGGTAAAAAACAGGCTTGGTATTATCACGAAGGCGATTACCACAAAAGAAACGGCAAAATATACAGCATGGAAGACCTTAGAGATATGTGGACCCACAAACAGTATGAGAACGAACAAAAAGCACTTGAAGGCTAAAACCTTCACCGCCTCCCGGAAGTGTTAAAGCTTCCAGGAGGATTCCCAGAAAAACATAATAGGACACAAACAAGGAGGATAAAACAATGATGAAAGAGAAATATAACAACCTGGAAGAGCTTTTAAAAGAAGTACAGGCCACAAGAGAACTAGATACAAACATAGAGTTTATAACTCATGTTCAGGATCTTATAGGCCACAGCACAATAGACGAGCTTCACGATCTTAGTTGGCAGTATAAAGAGACATTCTATCGAGTATATGACGAGGCCGAAGGCGTAGAAGCTACAATGAGATTTTTCGCAGAACATAGCAGATTTTCATTAAACCTTCAGGAGCAATTAGCAGATGCTGAAGCAGACCGCGACAAGTACCAACATCTATATAAGACAGAAAAAGAGAGCCGTGGCCTTGATCTTAAAGAACTTCAGGAGCTTAGAGGAAAACACAATAAAAACCTCACCGAACTGGTGAACAAACAAAGAGAGGTTGACGAGCTAAGAAAAGAGCTTATAACCCTAAAAGCTAAATTATACGACCTCATGACAGCATAACATAATAGGACACGCCGACCGGCAGCGGCTAAACTGCCGGAGATTGGAGAAAACATGAAAATGACTTTTAAAATATCAGATACCCACGAAATAGAAATCACCCACCATGAAAACGGAACAGTAACAGCCGATTCAATGCACAAAGTTAATGAAGGCTTATGGAGCCACAATTTTAAAGACTTTAAAAGCATTGAAGAAGCTATAACACATTATCAGATAGCATTTTAAGGAGGCCGCCATGATGACAAAGGACGAAGCAATCAAGAAAACTCTTAAGGACATAGAGGAAATGGAAGCAGTTAACGCAGTACTCCCGGCAGTTAAAAAGGTAGTTGAGAAGTGGGATGGAAAAGTGTTTAACAAGAGATTTGAAACAGATCTTCAGGAGCTTAACCTTCCAGGACATATTTACTTAACCACATACGACACAAGAAGATATGAGGTTAATTATAGACCGGAAAAAGCTAATAACTGGTACACAATAATGTTTACTATTAGACCCAATGACAAGTATTTTGATCCTGAAAAATCATTCCTAAATGAAAACAAAAGGTTGTCAAAGGTTAAAGCCTTCCAACAGATTGAAGAACGCCGTGTTAAGAGGTTGCAAGAGATAACTTCTTATAGGACATTCTTAGCAACCTGGGACGAAAAGGAAAAAATGTTAGAAATTCTAACAAAACAGATTGCAACCATAACCGGAGATATACCTTACACAATGCGCGACTATTTCGGAATTAACCGCAGATTACACTATTAACCCACACAGGGCACCGGCAACCCTTTAAACCGGTAGAAAGGATAATAATGGACGCTATAAAAACATTAGCGGTAGACATAGACGGGCAGACAATCGAAGTTGGAACCGCTGAACCATACGAAGAAATGATTTTTGTTAGAGATCTTTTCCACTTTGACAGGGTAATGACCCCGGAAGAGTTCACAGAGTTTATAAACAATGGATCATGGTATATAAAGGAGGCCAGACAATGAAAGGACTTAAATCTATAGCAAGAAAAAGCCAGAGCATCAAACAACAGGACCGCTCAACCTGGATCAAAATTTACTATGATTTTTCAACAGATACAGTATCAACCAAGGCAACCGCTAATAATTGCTTAGTAACTCAGCTTATAAACCCCAACAGCGAGGACGATATCAAGGAGGCTATTGAAAGATGGAAAAGACTGTAACTTTAGAATATATCGAAATGGTAAACGGACTAGGTGAAACCGTAGTAATTCAAGAAAATGAGGACGGAACAGCCACCGGAACACTAGAAGGCGAAGCAATCAGAACATGGAGCAGTTTTGAGAAAGCATACAACGCCCTATTTAGGGCCGGTTTCAGAGAATAAACACGAAGGAGGTTTAAGCAATGGAGCAACTAACACTAATGGACTATAGGCAGTCACTAACATATACTAGGACAGGAGAGTTAGAAGAAGCACCGGACTGGATCAGAGAACTTCCGGAGCGCTGCGAACTTTGTAAGCACTGGCAGCTATTACCAACAGAGGAACAACCGCCATGTGGTTGGGGAATAAAAGGACAATGCAACTGCATACATGAACCGCCACTAATGAATAATGGTTACTGGAAGACAAGCAGCACAAGCCACTGTGAAGACTTCCAGAGATAACAAAAGGCCCCCTG